GGCAAAGCAAGGAAAAATAGTATATCACACACGTAACACGACAACGAAGCACCAGCGGCGGGGCTTTTCTGCTGCCGCCGCAGAAAGGGAAGTTTAGGCAAATGAACGCGATTGAATGGTTAAAAGGAAAACTACATATTGAGCCGGACGAAAGAAAGATAGGCAAGAAATATTATGAGAAATGCGATAAGGACACAGCTATAGAGCTGGAAGCGTCTTACTCTACATACATGATATTGAAAGACCGAGGATATGAGCCGGACGATGTTTTAATATTACTGGAAGAAGATAACGGAAAGTTTACAGGGAAGAAACTTACAGTACAGGTATACAGCGCAGAAAGAGGAACAGAAGGTTTATTAGACGGCTATTGTGTCTTGATGGTCGAAAATATGGGCTTAGCAGCGTGGAAAGTGAAATAAAAGAAAGTGAGGTAGAACAAATGAGAACAGCAGCAGTAGTAAATTTAAAAGGCGGAGTAGGAAAGAGTACAACAGCTATTAACATGGCTTTGATTATGAGCCAGGTACACGGGAAGAAAGTATTATTGATTGACAATGATTTCCAGGCAGCAGTTACAAAATTCTTTGAAAAACACAGTTATGACGCGCTGAGCATGGAAGAAGTGCTTAGAAATCCGATTTTATTCGCGCAAGATGTAATTGTACCGAGCGGACGCTGGGGGCTGGATATTATCCCGTCTAATATGAACCTGGTAGCGGCAGCAGACGACCTTATAACAGATAAGGACGGCGACCAAATGGGAAGAATCAGACACGTACTTAACCAGGTGGAAGAAGATTACGATTATTGTATTATTGACTGCCACCCGGGAGTAGGAATAGAGGTGCTTAACGCCCTGGCAGCAGCAGAAGACATTATTATACCGATTAAGGCAGATAAGAACGCTTTAGACGGTATGGAAGAGCTGGACGACATTATACAGGAAATCAGACCGTATAACGAAAAGCTGGAAAGCGTGCGCTGCCTGGTAACGATGTACACAAAGGATATTGATGTAATCAAAGGCGAGGAAGCTTTAAGAAATAGCAAATATGACGTATTTAATACGCATATCAGACATAGCAAGAAAGTAACAGCGTGGACGTATGAGAACGGGCAAAGCCTGTTAGAGACAACACCGAGAAGCGCAGCGACAAGAGATTATAAGAACCTGGTATTAGAGTATATGGGGAAAAGAGGATAAGGAAAATGAAAAAAGTTGAAGAAACAATAGTTATACGAAATGAAAAAATGATTTATGCGGTAAGACTGAAAAGTAAAACGGAAGGAGAAGACGGCAGAAGAGAGAATAACAACCCGTATCTTATTGTAGAAGGTGGAAAAATAAAATACATAGATCATATCTACGGGAATAAGTCAGAATTTAATTTTAATGACGAAGTACACACGGTAGCAAAAGAAATTTTCATAAGTGGACTTAAGAACGCGATTAAGGAAGAGATTTTACAGCTTAAGCAGTTAGAGCTTGTGCTGGAAGAAATGAACCTTAAAGAGTGTATCGGGGATACATTACAGGAAAGTGCAACATTTTTACAGAATGTCAGAAAGTTTATAGGAGTTGGAGAAAAGTAGGAGCGTAAAGATGTTTGAAGAGTTCAAGGAAACATTAAGAAGGGTTTTACTGGCAAAGTATAGCATCGGCTTTATAGACGGATACGAAACCGGGAAGGCTGACGGATATACGGAAGGATATACAGACGGAACAAAAGCGGGCGGTTTTACCGACGGGTACAGAGCCGGGAAGACTGATGGATACCGGGAAGGGCATGAAGGCGGAATAAAAGCGGGTGGCTTTGTTGACGGATACGAAACTGGGTACGAAGTCGGATACAAAGAAGGAAGCGAAGACGAAAGAAAAGGGATAAGACGGTTAAGCCCAGGAGAAAAAATAGGGGAACAGTAGAAAGGAGATACAGCAATGGGAAAGATTGGCATAGGCGACAGACTTAACGCCAACAGCAAGAAAAATATTATTTTTGCAAAGGACTACAGAAAGGTACGCTTAGACCCGCGTACATTGATTCCGTCGGAGCATAACAAGTATAGCCAGGACAATATAGAAGAACTGGCGGACAATATGCTTTTAGTCGGACAGCTACAGGAAATCATAGTAGGGCGTGTAGACGGGCAAGACAGAATAATAGTAGGACATAGACGTACAGCGGCAGCAGTCCTTAATATCGAGCGCGGACACGACGAATTTAAGCTTGTGGACTGCAAAATAAAAGAAATGAGCGAAAGCCTGTTTATGCTGACACTGCATAGTGCAAATATCTTTAACCGACAGCTTAGCGACTGGGAATTAACGAACGGCGTAGCTGAGTTTACAAAGTACCTGGTAAAAGCCAGGGAATCCGGGGAACTGACTATAGAGGGAAAAATGAGAGACTATATAGCAAATGTTACCGGGAAGTCTACAGGTAAGATAAATCAGATCAACAGTATCAACAACAATTTGTGCGAAGAAGGTAAGGAAGCATTTAAGGACGGGAAAATAAACTTTTCTACGGCTTACGAAACGTCCAGGCTGCCGGAAGCAAAGCAGCATGAAGTTATTGAAAACGGGGAGCTACTAAGCAAAGATGTCCGGGAAATGGTAAAGGAAGAGAAAGGGAAGAAAGAAGCAGAAAAGAAGCCGGGCGACGATTACGAGCCAGCACACCCGGAAAGCATTACGAGCCTATGCTATTCTTGCCTGTATTACAGTGAGTGCAACGTAAAAACGGGAACTTGCGAAAAATGCGATAAGTACACGAATAAGGCAGAAGCGGAGAAGACGGAAGAACAAAGGTATGAGGAAGAACAGGCAGCAATAGACCGGGATACAAAAGCGAAGCTACGGCAGCAGTCCGATGATAAGAAAATGGAGACATTACCGAGCGAAGCGACGACAGCAGAACCGAAGACACATATTATACGGCTTGCGGCTATGAATTATGACGATGTTGTAAGCGGAAAGAAAAGTTTTGAAATCTGCAAAGATGCCGGATACAAGGAAGGCGACATTATAGAGTATATGGAGTTTAAAGACGGGCGCAACACGGGAAGAACATTTAAGGCGGAAATAGCTTATGTAGTGAATGAGCATAGAGGACTAACAGAAGGCTTTTGCATTATAGGCGTAAAGGTGTCAGAATCTGACACGGGGAAGGAATAAGAGAACATGGAAAGAAGAAAAATAACGCTAAGAGATTTATTAACAGTAACAGGAGAGAAGGAAAATATAGCACTTTATAAAGCTTGTGATGAAGGAAAGAGATTCATTGTAAATATTGAATGTGAAAGCGCAAAGAAATATCTGAGCAAAGATATACTTGATGATGAAGTAGAGATAGTAGAAGGCGTTTGTAGCAAGGGTGTAAAAATAACAATGAAAAGGGAAGGCTTATGATTAGAAAAGGGCAAAGAATAAAAGTAATATGCAACGAAGCCAGGCTTAAGGAAGTAGGCGTAAGACAGAAACATATTAAACATATCCTGGGAAAAATAGGAACGGTAAAGGAAATACGGAAGCTGCCAAACACGGACGATATGTACGCCTACTTTGTACACTTCCGTTATGTAAATCTGAAAGCAGCACCGGGAAACAAGAAGCCTTACTATGCTATGCTGGACGATATGATAGAACCTATTAACCTGGAAGTAGTAGGAGAAAAGAAGAAATGATAGTATACGGTAGAAAGAACGGGAAGACACTACGAAGCACACTTAACAGCGTGACGGAAGTACGGAACGGTTACATATATGCAGCAGCTACAGGAGAGCGCATAGCGAAGATAGGCGATGTAATAATGATGAGCCTACAGGAAATGTTATTGATAATACGGGCGAGCTTCGGAAACAAGAAAGCAAAGAAGGAATTAAGACAGCGGGAAATACGAGACAGACAAAAGCAGATCATACGAAGCCGAAGGCGGCAGCAGTTGTTACGTGAGAGCCAGGACAAGAGCAATAACTGGAAGCGCATACATGGACTGCCAACGACCAGGAAAAAGCGTGGAAAAACTCAGCAAACTATAGAGAAAACATAACAAAAAAGAATTGAAACTAAAGAAACTTTATGATAATCTATAGATACAAACGCAAGAAGAATTAGGTAAAGGAAAGCACCCTTTGCCCGGTTCTTCTTTTTTGTTTGTCTAAACCTCCCAAGTGCCGCATGAAATCCAGGGCGGCACTATGAAAGAAGAAAGATAGATGCTTAAGAAGTTATGCAGTTACCCGGGCTGCCACAAGGTAGTAGAAGCTGGGGTTAAGTATTGTGACAGGCACAAGAACACAGACAGAGAGAAGTACAGAGAATACAAGCGTAAGCGTATGGAGAACGAAGAGGAAGCCCGGCGGCAGCAGTTCTATAATAGTAAAGCCTGGGAAGGGTTCAGAGCCAACCAGGAAGCGGCGCAACTTGGCGTAGATATATTTGAATACTACACAACGGGAATAGTGATAACAGCGGAGCAGTACCACCACATAGAAGAGGTTACGGAAGCATGGCATAGACGACTTGATAGAGATAATGTAATAGGGCTGAGCGAAGCGAACCACAGGCGCATACATAAAGAATATGACCGCGGATACATGGCAAAAAAGAAGATGCAGCGAACGCTTTACGATATGCTACAGCGCTTCCGGCGCGAGTTCGGAGACAGCGGGGGGATATAAAAACTTTTTATTTCTTTTTAAAAGTCCCGAGTTCAATCTGTTGTGAAAAAAAACGCCGATTTTTTATATAGGGGGGTGTCTGAGAAGGTGGCAGTATGGCAAAAGAAGAAAAAAAGACGGAAAAAAACAAGCCGAAGCCTTGCCCGAAGTGGCTAAGTGATGCGGCTAAAAAAGAGTGGCGAAGGATAGCGAAAATCTTCGCAGAAGAAGAAAAAGAATTTACAGACAAAGACCTTAAAGCCCTAGAAGCATATTGCACGAACTATGCAAAGTGGCAGAAATGCGAACAGATCATAGATGAAAAAGGGTACAGTATGGAAGTGGGCGATAACGGATACGAGCAACAAAGACCAGAGGTAAGTATAGCAAACAAAGCACAGACAGAAATGAGAGCCTGGGCGAAAGAATTAGGATTAACACCAGCAGCGCGACAAAGAATGAAAGCAGAGAGCGCACAAGGCGAAAGCGGCATAGACGCAGAGCTGGACGGAATGATAGCACATGATTAACAAGGAATTGCTTTTGGCTGCCTGGTTGGAGAAGTTACAAAAGAAGTGGGATACGGAAGAATACTACTACGATGTAGAGGAAGCAAAGAAAGTATTTAAGTTCGTGTCGAAGTTGACTAATGACAGAGGAGCAAGCCGAAACTTTGACTTATTAGAATTTCAGTTTGAAATAGTAACAGAAATACTATGTGTGAAGCGAAGGGAAGACGGTAAGCGAAAACATAGAGAAGCACATATAAATATACCGCGTAAAAATGGTAAATCATTTCTAGCGGCGATTATAGTAGTGTACCTATTTTTCTGCCAGCGGCATATCTTCGGCGCGCTTTTTATTTTAACGGCAAATACAACCAAACAGGCGGGCGAGCTGTACGGAACGGTAGAGCATTTCATAAAAGCAAATAAGACACTACGCCGCTACTGCAAGATTACAAGCAGTACGAAAACCATTATACGAAAAGATAACGGTAATAAGCTTATGGTGCTGTCGTCAGATGCAGACAACGCAGACAGTTTTAATGACTATGTAGCCGTCCTGGACGAGATACATCAGGCAAAAAACGACGAAATGTATGGAAAGTTAAGAACGGGGCAAGGAGCATGGGACGAGCCGCTAATAATGACAATTACAACGGCTTCCAGCGGAGAAGACCCGGCAAACCCGGAAATGCAGCTTTACACTATGGCGAAGAAAATAGAAGCCGGGGAAGTGAACGACCCGAGCTTTTACTACAGGATTTACGAAGCTGATAAGGATTGTAATGTAGAGGACGAAACACAATGGTATAAATCAAACCCGGCGTTAGGAGTATTTAGGAAACTGGAAGACCTGGCGAACTTTGCAAAGCGTATAAGACTTATGCCTTTACAGGAAAATATGTTTAGGCGTATGTTTTTGAACCAGCACGTAGCGTTAGACCATGAAAAAGGTGCTATAAATATGGATTTGTGGGACTTGTGTACGAAAAAGGTAGACACGAAAGACCTAGAAGGCTGGAAGTGCTGGGGTGGCTTGGATTTATCAAGTAAAAATGATATTACGGGCTTTGTCCTGGTATTTTATGAAGAGACAACCGGGCGATTTATCGTAGTACCGTACCTGTATACGCCGAAAGAAACGGTAGCATACAGGCAGCATAAGGACAATAACCCTTGTGTACGATTGCATAGAGGAAGAAAACGCAGAAGTTGAGCTAGGGAACTTTATAGAAAATTATTTTGACAAGACAA